TGAATTAAGATTTGTCATACAGGCACTAAAAACAGACCGTGGACAAAAAATTTATTCTTTGCGGGCTCCACATTTGCCATCTATCATAGAACAAATGGAGCTACAGCCGGATAAGCAGCCAGTTGTGGTCAAGGACATACAGAGAAACTTTCTTGACAAAGGCAAAGAAACAAAAAGCAAATTAAACATTCTAGATAAATTAAAGGAAATAGACAATGGCCCTACAAGATAGCATCACTAAAGATTTTGGTTCGAACGTCATTATTAGTGGAAATTCTGTTGTTGATCAAGACGTTTTGACTATTCCTGTTAGTCCAGCCCTAGACATTATCCTAAATGGAGGAATTCCAGAGGGAAGCTTTGTGGTATTGACGGGTCAGCCCAAGTGCGGTAAGACAACAACTAGTCTAGATTTTGCGGCCACAGCACAAAAAGAAGAATATGGCATGGGCGGTAAGCCTAGAACAGTATATTATCTGAATATCGAGGGTAGACTTAAGAAAAGAGACCTAGAGGGTATTCCTAATATAAATCTAGATAGATTCCAGATTATTGGATCACAAACAGGCAAAATTCTAAACGCAGAAAAATATCTTCAAATTGCAGAAAGAATCATTAATGAAGACCCAGGCTCCGTTATGATCATCGACTCATATTCTGCGCTATGTACGGAAGCTGAAATAACAAGCGATATGGACAAAATGCAAAGAGCTGATGGAGCCAAGCTATTAGCTAAGTTCTGCCGTAAAGTGGCAAACGTAATACCAGTTAATAAGAATATTGTAATAGGTATTACTCACTTAATGGGAAATCCCACAGGATATGGAGCAGAATTTAAGGAAAAATCTGGTCAGGCAATAGCATACCAGACCGACGTAAAGCTAAGAGCAAAAACTTTTAAGCCATGGGTTCTAAGTTCCGATAATACTCAAATCGGACAAGAGGTTGAATGGCAAACCCTATGCTCTGCTTTAGGTCCTCCGGGTGGTAATATTACTAGTTATATTAGATACGGACAAGGTATAGATAGACAGATGGAGCTAATTAATTTGGCCCTAGATATTGGACTCATTAATAAGGGTGGCGCATGGTATACTCTGGACTTTCTCGGTGACGAAAAGGCCAAGTTTCAAGGTGCGGAAAAAGTAAGGCAATTTATTATAGAGAATCCTAAGACATACGATAATCTATATGCGGAAGTTAAGAAAACAATGGGTATCAAATAATGCTTGTGCGAGATCTGGATGGTAATCTATCTAGTTGGCATTTTGGTGGAAATATATCTAAAGGATCGTCAGAGAATAAGTCTAGTTATCATCTAAAGGCCCGCACACTTATAAAAGAACTATATCCAACACTACAGATTTTAGAGGAAGTTACTATACATCCAAAAAAATCAGAAACAATGTATCTAGATTTCTATTTGCCCTTGATCAAGAAGTGCATAGAAGTTCATGGAGAACAACACTACTCTTTTGTGCCTCATTATCACTCTAATAAACTAGCGTTCTTGAAAGCACAAAAAAGAGATAGAGATAAAAAGTATTGGTGCGAGATCAACAGTATAGAGTATATAGAACTATCCTATAAAGAAGACATAGAAACATGGAAACAACTAATAAACCCGTAAATCAAAGCACCAAGCAACAAGTAGAGGACTGGGATAAAGTACTTGACGAATACGAATCTAGTATTGGTCTTGGTAAATACTCCAATGTCCACGGCTTTACTGACGATGAATTAACTCATTATTTTTCTATGCAAAGAGATTCTATAGAAAAACTAACACCAGAAGATTGTGCTCAAATAGCATATAGACTAGTTCAATACTCTCTGTTTATTCAGAGAACGCTAAATAGAGAAATAGCTAGATATAATTGGGCAGACGAATCAATTAAAGAGACAATAGCAGATGAAATCAATAATTATAAAGGATACGGATATGCTGAAAAGTCTCTACAGGCTATCAAGCATAACGACAAGGCGTCCGCCCTTAATAAAATTAAAAAATATGCAAAACAGAGAATAGACAGACTATCATATATAGCAAATAACATTAAGAATCTTTCTGATATTATCCTAGCAGTTCAAAAAACAAAGGTGAAGCATGGATCTTGAAAACTTATCTCAAAACCCTGAACAAATCAAGCAGCTAATCGGTCTGCTACAGTCACTACTTCCACAAGAAGAAAAACCAACTAAGACCAGAAAAACTAGCAAAAAGAATAATAGCGGCCAAAAGCCTACCAAGGCGGACACTAATAAGTTTTTAGCTATGCCAGAGATGATCATGCATAAGGAGGACACTCTGAAATTTGACAAGAAGGTGGTTGTCCAGCCTCCCACCCCACGCCTCAGATCCTATAATGCTATAGAGGTCACATGTCGTTCTTGTGGCAAAAAGGACAAAATCAATCCAGTGCTATTGGTAGATTCTGTCGAACGTTATAAATGTAATACGTGTTCAACTAGTGCTGGTTAAATTAAAAACTATATGATTTTATCTGACCCATCGGCAGAAAGAGCCGTACTGTCCATTCTATGTAAGTTTGGTGACGATGCTTATATTGAAGTATCAGACCTATTAGGAGACGCAAGCTTTACAATAGATAGTAATAAGTATATCTATCAATGTATTAAAAATATATGCGAGAATAATAGTAAGTCTTCTATAGATATAGCATCTATATTCTCAGTATCAAAAGAACTAGGCATAGATCATATACTTAGCCAAAAGGAAGAAACACAACATCTAAAAGCTATTATAGACTTTCCTGCGAATAGAGATAATCTAGCAAAATTTGCCGCTAAAATAAAAAAACTAGAGATAGCGAGAAAGCTACATTCACAGCTAGAAGATACCCAGGAAAAATTACTAGACATTAATGGGTCAGAGACCATTACTCACATCTTAAGTATCGCAGAAGATACGGTATTTAACTTTGGCTCTACTCTGAATGATTCAGAGAATAATCCTGCTCATATTTCAGCGGGTCTCGAAGACTATATAACCAATCTATCCGAAAATCCGATTAATCAGGTTGGTATATCCACAGGATTTCCGGTATATGATCAGGCCATTGGGGGCGGCTTAAGAAAGAGTACAATCAATGTTATCGCAGCAAGACCTAAAACCGGCAAAACCCTATTAGCAGATAATATGGGTTTTCATATAGCAAATAAGCTAAAGATACCGGTTTTAAATATGGATACCGAGATGATGAAGGAAGATCATATAAATAGAATTCTAGCTATGATCACCGAAACAGAGATTAATAAGATCGAAACTGGTAAGTTTACAGAATCCACGGTAACAAACGATAAAATCAAATCGGCCGTGGAGCAACTCAAAGATACGCCTTTATACTATAAGTCAATTGCAGGAAAGTCTTTTGAAGAACAACTAGGCCTAATGAGAAGGTGGCTAATCAAAGAGGTTGGCCTAAATTCAGATGGCACAGCTAAGCCATGTGTTATATTTTATGACTACCTAAAGCTTATGGATAGCGCAGGCATCAGTCAGGATATGAAGGAGTATCAGGTACTCGGTTTTATGATGACAAGTCTGCATAACTTTGCCTGTAAGTATCAGCTACCGATAGTGGCATTTGTACAGTTAAATAGAGATGGAATCACAAAGGAAAGTACAGATACAGCGTCGGGTTCAGATAGAATTATCTGGCTTTGTAGCAATTTTAGTATTTTTAAGCGTAAAACAGATGAGGAAATAGCAGAGGACGGAGCAAAAAATGGCAATAGAAAGCTAATACCTCTAATTAGTAGACACGGCTCAGGCATAGAAGAGAACGATTATATTAACTGCCATATGAAGGGCTGGTGTGCAAAAATCACAGAAGGCAAAACTAGGATAGAAATACTAAAGGGTGGTTCTGGAGGAAATAATGACGCGGGATTTTCTGTTGAAGAAACCGAAGATGAAAAAATCGATTTCAGTTGATCAAAATAAGATCAAAATAGTTTGCGACGGTTTGTGTGACAGAATAGAAGAACTATTGGATAGTTTTGGTCTAGAGTATCGTCCAAATCCAAAGTTTGTTTCTATGAGCTGTCCGATACATGGCGGAGATAATATAGGTGCTCTTAACCTATATCATATCGGAGACTCCTATAGAGGAAACTGGAAATGCAGAACCCATCAGTGCGAAGAGGTTTTTAAGGGGTCGATTATAGGATTTATTCGTGGTGTACTTTCTCATCAAAAATACAACTGGCGTAAGAACGGAGATAGTACCTGCTCTTTTCAAGAAGCGCTAGAGTATGCTACTAATTTTTTAAATGTAGACATAAAGAACATCAGGGTTTCTAATACTCAAAAAGAAAAAACTAGATTTGTATCAAATGCTACTATACTAGCCACAAATAATAATCAGAAAAAAAGAGGAATAAGCAGGGGAGTAATACGCAAAAACTTGGTTATACCTAGTCCATACTTTATTTCCCGTGGTTTTGACCCAGCTATACTAGACAGGTACGATGTTGGAGACTGTAAATCAGAAAATAAAGAAATGAGTGGGCGAGCGGTGGTTCCTATCTATGATAGTGAATACCAATATATGGTAGGCTGTAGCGGAAGAACAACCTCTAATGATATTAAGCCTAAGTGGAGACATAGTAGCGATTTTAAGGCAGAAGAAAATCTATATAATTTCTGGTTTGCTAAGGATATTATACAAAAAACTAATGATATCATCATTGTTGAAAGTCCAGGTAATGTATGGAAGCTAGAAGAAAATAGTATACACAATGCTGTGGCTACATTTGGTGCTCATTTGACAGACAAACAAAAAATGATATTAGATACATCGGGAGCAATGAGACTAATAGTTATTATGGATTCTGATGATGCCGGAGAAAAGGCCAGAGAACAAATAGAAAAGAAATGCTCTAGAACATATAACATTCAACATATTAGACTATCTAAAAACGATATTGCAGATATGACACCAGAGGAAATCAATCAAGAAATAAAGGCAAAGATATGAAAACCACAATTATAGCATTTGCTGGACGTAAGCAGTCCGGGAAAACAACCTGTGCAGAAGCGGTCGCTAGTCGTTATCTAGGCTCATCCTCAACTGGTGATGCTCGCATATACAGCTTTGCTGATCCTCTA